TGGAATGTTTGGAAAGGACAAGACATTTAAAAAGAAAGGTAGAATCTTATCTCCTAGAACATCACCAAGCAGAGGACTATCAACAGGATATCTCAGAGTGTGGTTAACTGATGGAGTTAAAGGTTTTAATAAATGTATTCATAAACTTGTAGCAGAAGCATTTATTCCTAACCCAGAAAATAAACCGCAAGTAGACCATATTGATAGTAATGTCTTAAACAATTGTGTTACTAATCTAAGATGGTGTACTCAACTTGAAAACAATAGATTTAGACTGAAAGGAGATTGACATGGCTGATAAAAAACCGTTAATAGTTACTAGTGTTTCATTTGAAATTCCAGAAGGAACTAAGTTAAGTGATGTTATTCAAATGTTACAAGATAAAGACTGTGAACACTATGATGACATACTTTTAAGAGATACTAGACTAGAGTTTGGTTCAATGTCTTTTAAAGAATATATTGAAAGGAGTCCAATGAAATGAGTTATAAAGATATTATAGCAGCTTTTGTAGTAGGTCTCTTCATAGGTTCTTGTGATATCTTTGGAGGGGTTTGCATAGGGTTAATTTATTATAATTTTCTAAGAGATGAGGAGGCTGATTAAAATGGGATACTATTTGTTTGCAATTTTAGACGATATTAATACGTGGTTAGGTATTTTTGTAGTCTTATCTGGATTCTCAACAGCCTTGTTTGGTATAATGCAATGTATACAACACGTTAATGTTTTAGAAAGTTCTTCATATAATTTAGAAAATAATGAAAAATTTCTAGAGTTACTAAAGAAATGGTTTAAGAGAGCGATAACAATCTTCATAATTACGATGACATTTTACACACTTTTACCATCTCAAAAGCAGTTAGCATTTATCATAGCTGCACCATACATTGTAGAGAATCAACAGCTGCAAGAAGCTGGTAAGAACTCTGCAGAAATTATAAAGCTTGGTACAGAGTATGTTAAAGATGTGTTAACAACTGCAACAGCTAAGAAAGGAGAGTAACATGTGGCCATTTAAGAAACGTATTGACCCTGTATCATTAAGGTTAGCAGGTCATTCTAGTGATATTATGATACTTTATCAAAGAATGTATCAACTTGAAAAGGTATTTGTTACACTTGAGGAAGAAGTTAAAAGTCTTAAACAACTGTTAAAGAATCAGGGAAAGATTGAGATAACTGTTACAGATTGTAAAAGATTGTAACATCTATATCATCTGCCCCCTTCGGGGTATTGTAACAACGTTTTTGGAGGTTGTCAAGTAAAAAATGAAAAAATTTGTAACATTTATTGAAAAAGATATTCCACCTGCTGATACTGGGCTGGCAATATTGTACACAACTGTAGTAACTTTAGTAATATTTGGAGTAATCATGTGTCTGGTTATATAGAATTTCACAGAGATTGTCCTAACTGTGGTAGCCACGATGCTTTGACAGTGTTTGAAGATGGTGGTGCAAAATGTTTCAGCTGTGGCTGGACATGGAAGGACTTTTATCATAAACACAACAAAGAAAGGAAGAGTGATACAGAAATTATGAAAGAAATTATAGAAGATGCTGGAAGAATTCCTGCTTCAGGTATCCCTGATAGATTTTTAACAGCTGAGACATGTAAGTTCTATGGCGTTAAAGTTATTGTCAGAGATGGTGGAATTGCACAACACATATATCCCTACTATGACCATAATGGTGACGTTGTAGCACAAAAAATCAGGACTGTAGAGGGTAAACAATTCAACTGGAGAGGTAATGCAACACGTGCACAACTCTTTGGACAGAATTTATTCCCTGCTAAAGGTCGTTTCATCACTATAACAGAGGGTGAGATAGACGCTATGTCAGTCTGGCAAATGTCTGGTGGCAAGTCTGCTGTGGTATCTGTTAAGGGTGGTGCAGAGTCTGCATTGAAAGAGGTAAAGGCACAGTACCAATACTTAGACAGCTTTGAGAACATTATTATATGCTTTGATGGTGACACTGCAGGTGTTAAAGCAGCTAAGAAAGTTGCAGAGATACTGCCACCAAAGAAGGTAAAGATTGTTAAGCTGACTAAAGAGATGAAGGATGCTAACGAGTTCTTAAAAGCTGGTAAGAGTGCTGACTTCAATAATTTATGGTGGAAAGCGGAGGAATATAGACCTGATGATATTGTTAACTATTCTGATTTATGGGAACGTGTCAAAGATTTTAGTAAGTCTAGAACATATTTACCCACACCATGGGAAGGACTTAACGAAAAGATTTGTGGATTTAGAGAAACACAGTTGATAACTATTGCAGCTGGCACAGGTATGGGTAAGTCTGCATTCTTGAGAACAATTATGAATCACTATCTTAAAACAACTGATTTAAAGATTGGTGCAATGTTCTTAGAAGAGGTTGCAGAAGATACTGTGGTATCAATGATGTCGTTAGAAGCTGGATTAAATCTACGCAGACCTGAAATATGGAAGGAACAATCTGAAGCAGACCTGAAGAAATGGTTCATAGAGTCTGGTGCAAATAGACGAATAGAACTGTACGATGGTTTTGACTTCGATGATATAGACCTGTTAATGGATAAGATAAGGTATTTAAACAGAGCCAGAGACTGTAAAATAATTATCTTAGACCACTTAACAATGGTTGTAGATGATGCTGAGAATAGTACACAAGCTCTTAATAAATTGGTAGCAGACTTGAAGAAGATTGCTGTCGAGCTTGGTATAATTATTATCACAGCATGTCACCTACGAAAAGCACAGAACGCTGCTAAACAAACTGAAGAAGGTGGTAGAGTTACACTGGATGACTTGAAACAATCTTCATCAGTGAAGCAGTTGTCTGATATAGTAATAGGGTTGGAAAGAAATGGTCAGTCTGATAACCCTGTTGAAGCTAACACAACTAAGATAAGAGTGTTGAAAGACCGTGACTTTGGTAGTAAAGGTGTAGCAGCTGCTGCAATTTATGAGAAAGAAACAACACGACTTATTGAAGTATCTTTAGAAAGTTTGGAAGACATTGATGATTAAGGAGTATTAAATATGTGTTGGGAATTAACAGTACTTTCACAAGGTTCATTTACTGTACGCTTTCAAATCTCTGATGTACCACAGGAAGTTAAAGATAATAGAGGATGTTATGGTGCACGTTCGTTAGGCTATGATATCAACTCTTGCTCAAGACCTGAGATACTTTTAGATGACCATCAAATATTTGTATGGGGTAATAGTAAAGAACACGATAGAGATGAATTGATTATAAATAAACATGATTTCATAACTCTTGTAAGAGTTCTTTCCGACAATGCGAAAGTAAAAATAATAGGTATGAACAAATTTTGCATAAAGGAGGTTGTTAATGTATAGAATAAATTTTTCAGATTATCAATTGTTTGTTGAGAACCTTGGTGTTGTACATGATGATAATATGTCTTGTTATACAGCACCCGATGGAGTTGTTATAGAAGAATCTGTAGGCAGACTAGGGTGGTCAAATTATTTGCATGAACGTATCTATGTTCCTAGAGGTTACTCATCAAGCTGGCAGTGTTTTAAAGGTAGATGTAGAATCTTGCATTATGTTTTACAATACCTTAAAATAACTAATCAGAGTTATGAAATGACAACATACTTTAACGGTAGGTTACAACTCACTAACAGTAAAGGAAAAGTGTATGCGTGTTATCTGTGATATTGAGGCCAATGGTTTAACGCCTGATAAAATTTGGTGCTGTGTTTGCAAAGATGTTGACACAGGTAAGTTTACAATTTTTAGAGATGGAGATGCTAACGAATGTAAAAAGTTTTTTGATAGGTGTGATAAAATTATTGGCCACAACTTCATAGGATATGACGCAATATGGTTAAATAAACTGTGGCACACTGGTATTAAAATAGATAAGATTGTTGATACACTTGTACTGAGTCGTTTAGGAAATAGTTTCAGAACTGGTCACAGCTTGAGAGACTGGGGAGAGTTTCTTAAATGTTATAAAGACCATCACGATGACTGGTCACAGTGGTCACAAGAGATGGAAGACTATTGTAAACAAGATGTTGAAGTAACACACAAGGTTTATGAGTATCTGAAGAAAGAGTTAAGAGGTTGTACAAAAGATGCTGTGGTGTTAGAGCACTGGTCACAGGCTGTGTTAGAACAGCAAAGGATGTACGGGTTCTTACTAGACCATGACTTAGCTGTTGAGACTAAGGAAAAGATTGACCAAGAATACTTCAGTATTATTAATAGACTTCAAAAGATTTTCCCACCTCGTAAAGTAGTTGTTGAAGAGTGGGTAGCAAAACGTAACAAACAAGGAGAATTGAATGCAGTCAGTAGCAGAATTATCAAGTCTGGTATGGTTGAGCATATTAGTGGTGACCGTTATAATCGTATCGAGTATAGAGAATTTTGTATCGATAGTCCTAAAGAAATTGTTGAAAGGCTTAAAGGTTATTGGGAACCGTATATTTTCACACCAAGTGGACAGCCTAAAGTATGTGAAGAGAACTTAAATACACTGAGAGAGGATGCTCCACAGGCATTACAGCTGATAAAGAGATGTAAAGTTTTAAAGTCTCGTTCCACACTGATACAGTCGTACTTTGATGCATGTGGTGAAGATGGTAGAGTTCATGGACAGGTGCTCTCAATTGGTGCAGGTACTCACAGAATGGCACACAGGAATCCTAACACTGGTAACATTCCTTCTAAAGGTATATATGGTGCAGTATGTAGACAGATGTTTACAGTTGCTAAAGGACGTAAGCTAGTTGGTTGTGATGCTGCAAACATTCAGCTCAGAGTGTTAGCACATTATTTAAATGACCAAGAACTTATCTACCAGATTGTTCACAAAGATATGCACTATTACTTTTCACAAATCTATGGGTTGAATCCACCTGATAAAGACTAT